TTTAATAGAAATTCATCTTTGTGCTTTGTAATTGTCTTTGGATCATCATTGATCTCTTTAAGCATTTCGGTCACATATTGTTTCATTAAAAATCCTCTAGTTCGTCTAATAGTAAACGGCAACGATGCTCAATCAAATAATTCATGATAGACATCTTATCACCACTCGGTTGTGTATTTATGTATGCTTTGATAATATCTTCTGAAACATCAGACGGAATATGATCAAAGTCAACCAGTACACTATTGCGTTGCCAATTGCGTCGTTCTTCATCGTTCTTACATGCAAGGAATCCATTGTCAAAGAACTCTTGTAATCGTTTAGCACTCATTGGCTTTTGTCGTTCACCTTTCATAAACACATCGTCTTTGCTTAGGATGTTTGGCACACCATCACCAGTATCACCCTTAACGATATGCTCAATCTTATGCTCAATGATTTCTTTATGTGATGCAGTAATGTATTTCTTCTGCATTGGAGACCACTGCTTTACATTGTTGAACAACTGCAACTGCTTGAAGTCTTTATCAGAGGATAGAATCAATATCTTCTGTGGATCTTCAACTAGCCCTTGTTGCACTAGAAGATTCTCTTGTAGATACTTTGACATAACTGCAATGATGTCGTCTGCTTCTGCACGATCCACATGCAGTACTCGATAAGGAAAGTGTGTGGCAAGATCAGTACGCATCTCTGATAGTGTATCAAAGATCAACTTCCAATCGAGATCTGATTTATCTCGATTGCTTTTACGCATACCTTTGTAGAACTCAAAGTATTCCTTGCGCCAGTACTTACGACCATCACAACAGATGACTAACTCTCCGTAATCTTTACCATACTTTTTCTTGTATGATTTAAGAGTGGACAGAGTCACATGACGAATAAGATTCTTTACTTCTGCTTCGCTACCCTTCAACTCACGCTGGAAGGTAAGGATGGCTGCAAGTGCCACCTGACTATAATCAACTAATATCATATTAAAATGCTCCCAGCAAAATACATTCTTCATTGACACGACCATTCGGCACAGTTACCGTAGTGGTTAATGGTTTCATTGCACCATTCAATGGTCGCTTACCCAATGTCAATCCCTTAAAGAATACATCTGGCTTACGCAACATCTGTGTTTTGGATTCTTTCACATCGAATCCGATAATTGTCGTACCCTTAACTGTAAGCACATCATTGATTGCTTTGTACACAGTTACCTTGCGATACTTGGTGTTGTATACCCATACTTCAGACGATCCAACAATCGTCTCTGGTTTGATTGACTTAAGATTCAAGTCAGCAAATTCTTTCATGTACTTCATCTTGGCAACCACTTTACTTGGTGGTTGTGCTTTACGCTTTCGTGGAGCACGATTCGCTTTAGCAGTCTGCACTTGCTGACTACAATCAGCGATGATGCCTTCCAAGAACTCAGCAAACTTCTTTAACTCTCGTTTTGTAAAATTCGAGTATCCTTCGGTAAGTTGGTCATCGTCACCTTGGATGGCTTCACGAATTTCTTCCAACTGTCCAACATAGAACTCTCCGATTCGTTTTGCAATTGGTGCTGCCACTTCATTTGATAGTAGATAGTTCTTTGTCGAGAAGTCAGACTTCTTCGTTTGGGTAAACTCATCAATTGCTCCATCTATTTCTGCAGCAAGGTCATGTGCTTTCTCTTCCATTCGCTGTTGAATGGAGATGACATTGGTAGGTAGTTTTTCGACTTCAACTTGTTCAACAATTTTCTTTGCATCCTCTAGCAATTCTTTTAACTTGTTTGTAAAGAATGGACTAACATTACTCAGTTGTTTCAAGTCCGTCTGCTCATTTGACATGAGACGACATAGTGAACCAAATGTGGTAAATTTGTAGTCAGGGAGTTTCTTGAGTTGTTTAGCAATTTTTGGTTCCTTCTTTGTGAAGAAATCAATTGTAAACATCTTCTGTTCTTTCGCACCAGTGTTGACAGAGTAGTATGTCAACGCACGACTCAGACTGGTCGTAAAGTCCAGTTGGTCGAGTGTTGGTTCGAACTTCTTTTGTGACAAAAAGATTGCTTGGTTTTTTGCACGACGCTTTGCAGTATTCACAGCCATAGGTTTGTAACCTCCATAATATAATATCTATTATACCGCAATTCGCAATTAAAGACAAGCACTATTTTGAAGTAATTTTCTCGTATAGTTCCACGAAGTCCTCGTGGTCTGCAACTTCTTGGGCGAGATTCTGCTTGTGATATGTCTTTGCAATCTTGGAAATAACTTTCTTGGGAATTTGCAATGTATCAGATTGTTCTTTAACGATCTCACGAATGAGATCTCGTTCTGCTTCAGTACGAATCATTGAGTTGCTAATCTCTTGAATAGCACCTTGCAAATCTTTTTTCTGTTCGGGTGTTAATGCGTAATTCATTTCTTACCTCCAAATGATACTCCATTAGTTCCACCAACTACACCACCAAGAATGACTGTTGCCATCCATGTTTCAAGTGTAACTGGGATTGCCAATGCAGGGAATAATGTATTCAGTGACCAAATAGTTGCTAGTGGAAATAAAACCAACAACACCAATATTGCTATAAATACGAATAAAATTTTCATAGATTAAAACTCACTTTAGTTACGGAGTCCCATCGAAAGGATCTCCACTCGGATTTTTCTGTATCGAAGACACGAACTGCGGAACCAGAATCCTTGGCACTTGTCCCTTCGGTTTTGGGATGTTTGTCTGTTGGAATTCGTCCTTCACAGAGAGTACATCGCATATCTCTAAGTGTACCATCTTTTTTGGTAAAAGTAACGCACAAGTCTTTGATGTTTTCATCGTGTAGTACTCCAAGAGTCCATGTTTTAAATTCCTCAAACTCTTTATCCGTTTTGAATACTGTTTGCATTATCAATTTCCTTTTTCAAATCTTCAATAATTGGACCAAAAAATGTTATGAATTCTTTGGTATCATAAAATGTAGTGTGACCATTATCTGTTAGAATCTTTCCATCTTCTTTATATGAAGTCTGTTTGATTGTAAACTCCACCAAATCATACGGATGAGACTTAACGATAATTGCTCTCGTTAAAGAATCACGAACCAACTCATACTCATAGTTCATCTTTTGCCTTTCTGTGTTTAGGTTGACGAATGTACTGAACCTTACTCTCAACTACACGCATGCGGTATTTGGGAGTGCGCAAATCCTTTGCTATTGGATCTCTAGGTTTCATTTGTCTATTATACACGATCTTTCCTTACAAGGCAAATTTCTTTAATGCGTCTTTTGCATCTTTGCAGTCGCCCATTAGATCATCCATCTCTGCGAGAATAATCATTTGTTGCAAACTGTCTGCAAGTTGCTGGTCTTCCTCATCCAATAGATCATACCATTCCTCGTATTCTTCCAGAGAATCTAGTGACCACATATGGTCTAGCATTTCCACTTGATACTCAGTCAGGTTTTCTATTTGAATCATACCATTTCCTTAATGTTCGACCACTTGGCTAACTTTAATCGTTTGGCTTGTGCAGCTTTTGCAACTGCGCCAGCATCGATGATTTCTTCTTCAGTCAGCATCTCAATCATGCAAAGCAAATCACCAATTTCTTCTTCGAGTCGTTCACGATTCGTTGAGCCAAGATGTTCACCATCAACTCCGAATCGGAATACTTTACTTATCGCTTGCGCAACTTCAGCACACTCTTCTTGGCAGATAAGCATTATCTCTTCCTGTCGTGCCGACTTCATTCTATTCACTACAAATTTATTCACATGTTTCTCCAAAAACTTCTTTCTCAGCTTCAGTCAACAACACATTTGCAAATTGCTGACAGAAAATATTAAACCAAAATTCATTCATCACTTCTTTTGGTGCACCTGCTTTAATAACCAATGCTTTCAATTCATCATTCATAATCAACCCCAATCTTTCTTATCACCGAACTGCTCATTGTAATCGTAACCAGCATGGTATGCTTCTAATTCATCTGGTTCAGTTGCTTCTACCCTTGGACCAGATCCACCAGCAACTCCACCACGATGTGGATCACGAGGACGATGGTAGTAAGAGTCAGCTGCACCACGATCAAAGAAACTACCATGATCAGTTTCGTAAGACTTACCGTTGTAATCACCTCTTCGCATTATGCACCTCCATAATAACTCATAAATTCATGTTGCTTGGACAATTCCAATTCATTCAAAATTACATCATACTGAGCAGTAACCCAATCAAGTGGAACACCCAGTTTTTCTGCGACGGCATCTGGTGCACTTCCAGCGTAAAGCATGTCATCAATTTCCAGTGCTATTTCACCCATTTTACTCATAATTTATACCTTTGAAATTTGTACATCATAAGAAACACGATTCATCTTGTGGTCATAAACATGCATCGTTGAAGAGATGCCAACTGCGTTGAACAAATTTTCAAACAACTGCCGAACAACTACATTAACACTAACTGAATCACCGACTCCACGCTTAATGGCTGCACCAGTCGTATAAAAAGATACGCCATTCACAATCACACGATATTTCATAAAATTCCTTTTTCAAATTGGT